CGGCCCAAGGACTTCACTTCAAGATGTATGCTGGTGCTGCATATGCCCACAAGATCCAGGTTCCCGCCGGGGCCGCAAAGATCTACGGCAATGCCATCAACACCAACAACGCGCAGTCAGAAAAGGCCGAGGGCCAACAGGTCACGGCTGCAATATCCGTTGCTTTCGGTGTTGCTTATCAGGTAGGTGATTTCATGGAAGTCGTCTGCAACGGCACCCACTGGTTCCTCCATGCGGTGACCAATGATCCGCTCACGATTGCAACGTGATTTTGATTGTTGTAAAGATTGAAGTATAATGTTGTTGTGAAGCGTCGCAGACATGGTCAGGACAAGTTGCTCAAGGATCGATGCGAGGTCTGTGGGTATGACCGGTCTGCGGCGTTGAACTTTCATCATATAATTCCTAGATGCGATCCTCGTTGCACTAATGATAATCATAACCTTGCAATTGTGTGTCACTCTTGTCACGACTTGATCCATGCTGGTGAGATAACGATCATTGGTGTTTATTCATCAACGGGAGGTAGAAAATTGATGTGGTTCAGAAATGGAGAACCTCCTCCGCTGGATGAGATGTTTTGGAAGGTTCGTGACAATCCAATGGTGATTAGAAAATTCACGAAAAATAGAGCATAAAAACCATTATTTTATTTTTTTTGAATATTGAGATATTATCTATGATATGAAAGACAAGGTTAGTTTATTTGTTCTTTTAGCTGTTTTTATTTCTTTTAGCATAGATGGTTGTGAAAGACCCAATCCTTATAAACTTGCAGGTGATACTTCATCTGTTTATCAAGATTGTCCAACACCTAAGCTTCATTCATCTTCTTCTGAAACAGTTACCTCCACTACATCAGGTAAGACAGAAACTATTTCTACAACTTCTATTGCATCATCAACAATAGCAACAACAGGAAGTGGTAATCAATCTCCTATTGTTGAACACACTGAACTTGACGATAGAGAGGTAGATTATGCAGAAGCTTTACGTACAGCAAGTTTATTAATCATTAATGATTTACCTACGTTGGGTCAAATCTATGAGCTTGGTGATCTTTCAAAAGATCAACAAAAAGCAAAATATGAAGAGATGATTGATAAGTTGCTTAATGATTCTCGTTTTGCTTCAACTCTCGTTGAGTTTTATCGTTACACATTCAAGATGGGTGGACCATCTACTACTATAGGTGAACCGACTAGAGAAACCGCACCAACATTAGCCGCTAGAATTGTATATGAAGAAAAGGATTGGAGAAATGTTCTCACACAAGAGTCTAACACATGTCCTACTTTTAATTCTTCAAGCAACACCTTTGTTGATGGTAATTGCAACAATCTTCCCGCAGGTTTTAAATCTGTTGGCGTTTTGACAGATCCAGGGATTCAAAGTCTATACTTCGGTAATTTGTCATTTCGCCGTAATCGTTTCTTTCACGAAACATTTCTTTGTAGAAATGGAAACGAGCAAGCAGGTGGAGAGCCAACAGACGTCCCGCCTCAGAATCCGCCATGTTCGGATAAGCAGATAATTCCAGGATACCAAAACAAATGGCCCGTGGATGAGATTGCGGGAGCATGTAACGGAGGTCGAATTGATTTCCACGCTTATAACGCCAACAACATCTGTGCAAACTGTCACGCTACATGGAACCATAGAGCACCATTGTTTAGCCAATTTGATTCTAAAGGTGTCTATCAGATGCTGACAGGCGCAGGAGAATATGCTGTTTTTGTACCTGTCCCTGGTTCTCCAAAGGCAAAGCTTTCAGACTGGCTTTGTGTTGATCCGTCTAAGTGTCCCAATAATGGACAAAATGGAACCGCATGGAAGAAGGTCATGAAGGTAGATGGTGTAGATACTTCTGCTCCTGCTTCTAACTTAGCTGAGTTAGGACAGCAGATGTCAAAAGATGATGAAGTTTTAGAATGCACAATAAAAAGAATATGGAATTATGCAATGGGCCGAGCGGATATCACGGAAGTTGGAGGTCGTAATTGGGTTAATATGCCAAACAGAAATGATCCAAATTCAGATTTATTAACGATGCCCAAACTTAGACTTCAATTAAAAAACAATGGATACAATTTAAAGAAAGTATTTCGTACGATCCTCGTTTCAGATGATTTTGTGAGGTTCTAAAAAATGAAAAAAACACATTTAAAGGTTTTTGTTCCACTTTTCTTATTTTTTTTAGCATGTGGAACGACGTCTCCTGATATAGATCCTTCCGATTGTCCTCAAGAAGATCCTAATTCAACTGTTTCATCAACGTCGATGGTTTCTGTTTCTTCATCCGCAATTGGATCTGGAGGATCTTCAACGATTGCTTCTTCGGTGGTAGCATCTACAGGAGTAGGAGGCATGATGATGCTTCCTAATTACGAAACTCCTGGAGCCGATGAAATCATATCCAGACTTCATAGCTGTCATAAATTGACGTATGCTCAACTTGGGAATCTTCTTCGTGGTAGAGGTGTTGCAATTCCGACTGGAGTACTTTCTGATTTAAAAAATGTAACAGTTAATATCTTTGGAATGCCACAAACGTTGAGTCAAATTTTCGGTGGAAGCGGTCAAGCTTGTGAAATGGCAGATACTACGGCAAATGGTTCAGGACAAGTAAATGATCCTCTCTGCGCATCTGGAGAAACTTGTTTTTGTAACCAAGATGACAAAACAAATGAAGTCAATAAAACATGTTTAGACGTCGGAAACAATTCTCCTGATGCTAAAGATGGTTATTGCGTCGCCAAGATCCCCACTGCAGGTTATCTTTATTTTACGGGTAAAAATGCATTAGGCGTACCAAAGTTAGATTCTCGTCTGTCTGAAAAGGAAGAACATACGACTGCTTCTGCAATGAAATTGATGGATATCTTTGTGCAGTCTGCTCAACAAATCATTAATAACATTGGTGATCCTGTCAAAGCACCAGCTTGTACGTTAAACGGAAAGAATCTTCCTATGTTCGATCCCGTAGACGGGAGTTGCGTAGAAGAATCTGTGAGTTGTCTCATAGGTCAACCGGCTTCGGATGACCACATACTTCTTTGTAACTTAATCATCCAAAAAGCAAAGCAGGGTGATCAATCTGATCTCAATAAAAAGAGAATCATCGCGGTTTCAACGTTACTTAGTGCAGCTCATTCTTGTCAGTAAAAAAGGGTATAACAATGGCAAATTGGAAACTTAAGGATCTTCGTGGCGAAAGCCGCAGAAACTTTCTGAAGATGGTCACAGTTGTGGCGGCAGCTATCGGGATTGAGAGATCAAAACTACTTAATTTTCTTTCCGATGAAGGTGGTACGGGGCTAGCTGAAGCGGCGGGGTCTTCTTATGGTCGATCCCTTGTAGTTCCATCTCCTAATGGTGTTTTCGCTTGGTTTCAAGAGTTGTGGCCTGTTGCTGATGTAGGTCTCAAGGCATGTCAAAATGCAAGTATTTCAGGTTTGACGTCTCAATTTGGTGGTTTTTCTTCTTATCTCTACACGTCTCAATATGGATATAATCCAGTTAACGGATATAGAGGAACATACGTTCCTGGAAAAGGAAATTCCATTCCGTCACTTCCTGTAGGAATTAAATCGTGGTCTGGTGGTGATCGTTCTTTTTTCTATTCTCCTGATGCACCATGGTTTGATCATGCGACTGGAATTCCAAAATATCCTGTTACTGCATTAATGACAGGTAAGGATGAAACTCATACTGAGTTTCCGTCTTCTGCAAACGTTCTTTCAGGAAATGCTACACTTCAAGCATCATTAGCTGCATTAGGTGCGACAGGTTCAGGAGCAATTGTTCCTGTTCTTGGAATAGATCCAGTCAAATACGGCCGAGCACCAGGATCCCCTGAAGTCGCAACTGTTCCTTCTTCTGCAGGAATGATTGATCTTTTTAATTCTGCTGCGAGTCAATTTGCTTTGATCAATAAAAACGATCAAGAGTTGTTCGAAGTCTATTATAAGGCACTGGTTGGTTTGAAAAAGTCCTCTAGCAAAACTACATGGATTCCGCAGATGTCAATAACTAAGAATGCAGCACATATAATTGGACTTAATTTTGCGTCTCAATTGACACCTACGAGCCAAGATTTAGCAGATTTTGGAATTCAAGAAATGATAGATTCAATTGTTTCTAATTCTGGTTATATGACAGCTTCTCAACGAAATGGTATCGAGGAGTTTGGTAGAACATTAATCGTGGTGGCAAAAGCATTTTCTCTCGGTTTATCTAAGACAGCTATCGTGGCATTATCGCCCGGTCCTACCAGTGACACGACCTTCACAGACCCCCACGTTACATTCGATAATATGACCTTAATGAACCAAGGTCGAAATACCACAAAACATTTAGGGAAGGTTCTGGATGGCTTCTACAACTATCTGTCGCAACAGACAGACCCCGAGAGTCCAACTGAGAAACTAGATCAGAACACGATATTCGTTGCCTATGGAGATACTCCTCACACGCCTCTTCAAGGAAACGCATGGCCTGATGCAACCCCTGACGGTTGTAATTGGATGTATGTCATGGACCCAAAGGCTAACATCAAAAATGGATGGTTTGGTCATGTATATGCAAATAAGGTAGGAGGGAAGAATGCCGTAGGATTCAATCCGCTTACAGGCATGGATGACGTAACAAAGACGTCAGAACAAGTTTCATCATTTGCTTCTACTGCAGCCGTGTATGCTACGGCAAGAGGAGATTCAAACAAAACTGCAGAGTTTGGAAACTCTCCAAACATCATTTCTGGTATGATAAACGTGAAGTAATATTCATGCTTGAAAATCATTTTGTACAAGGCATCATATTTTGATTATCCTTTTATATCACCGGCAGCAAAAAAGCCGAAAAGTAGAAATAATTGGAGATAAAAATTATGCCAAAGAATAAGAAGAACGTTGTTTCGACGAATAAGAATGCAATCATCCGTAGCCGTGTTGATCGTACTGGTAAGCTTCGCACTGAGACAGCTCGACGTGAAGATGGATTTAATGCCGCTTTGTCAACTGACGTGCGAAACGACTCAACACGATTCTTTATTGATACTGAGCAACAGACTGTCGAATTTAGTGGCCGCGAGGCACGTACGTTGTATCGACTTCTTCAGAATCATTACGAGTTTACGGGTAAGACTAATCGCTGATTAACTTTCTTAAACTTATCTTTGAAAAGGAGATTCTTGTGGTCTCCTTTTCTTTTTTTATTTCAATTATTTATGCCATATTTGATACCTATTTGTTAGGTGAACATTGGCAAAAATAACAAACAAACTTGTGTCGATTAGTATTGCGCTTTTAAAAGCGAAAAAAGATCTTGAAAGTTTGTTGCTTACTATTCGTATATGGAAAAAGAATGGTGTTGATGGAACTGGCGTTGTTCCTTTTGCGATTCTACCGTTAGAAGAAAAAATACAAAAATCAATTCGTGATTTAGAAGAAATTATAAAAATTGCTTCTAAAATTTGATATATGACCTTTTATTTCATGTTTATTGATTCCAATAGTATTTATTGCTGGTAATATTCGGAGAATTTAATGAAGCGTAAAATCACTGAATCTCAGTTGCGTAAATTAGTTTATACACAACTAAAAACGTTGTTAGAAGCGGCACCGGCAACTTCTAATGCGCCTGCTCAAACCGGTCCTACACCTCCTGATCCTAAATCTGCACAAAGAATTGCCCAGATTACTTCAATTGCTAAACCTGTAGTTGGTGATGCCGTAGCTCCTAAATTAGCTGCAGCATTGTCTGATGTAAAAAAGTTAGATAATCCCGCTGATTTAGCCGCAGCATTAAGCAGCACTGATAAAGGCGCTTTAGCTGATTTAGCAATTAAGTTTGTTACTGGTGAAGTTGATAAATCAAAATTAGATCAACTTATGTCTCTTATCAAACAGCAGCAAGCTTCCGAACAAAAACAAAAAGTAGAACAAGAAAAAGCCGCAAAGAACGCTGAAAAAGATGAGAAAACTTCTTCAACTACTTCCACTAGACCTACAAAATAAGTTTATTTTGTTTAAAAAAAGAATATTTTCTTAACATGTCTGCAACTACTGAACGTTTATTATTACAAATTCTTGAACTTGAAGAAAGAATTAACGAATCTCTTTCTAAGGGTGAAGATGTTTCACAATTAGAAGAAACATTGTTATCATTAAAAAATAGATTTGCTTCATTAAATGAAGCTTTGATAAAACCTCAAGGTATTTTGAAAGGATGACAATGCAAAGAATCGATTTATATCAACCTATAGTTCATACAAGAGTTGGAGCTCCTCCGATGGCAATAAGAGTAGGGGTCATGCGTAGTAATGAGGAAACAGCTGGCGGATTAGTCGAAGGTTCTTTAAGAGCAGAAACTTATGTTCTTCTTTCTGCGCTTCCTGAGGAACTTAGAGAAAGAGTTCGAACTGCAATTCAAGCATTAACGAGTTTTTGAGATTAACATGGTACAGATTTTGCGTAATGGATCATCAGGTCCTGAAGTTGAACGTTGGCAGACATTTCTTAGGGGACTAAGCACAGATAGTCAAGTAGTCGTCAATGGAATATTTGACGCGCAGACAGAAGTAGAAACAAAGCTATTTCAAAGCAAAAAAGGTCTCACTTCGGATGGAACGGTAGGTCCAAAAACTTTAGCCGTAGCTCTGCAAGCAGGATATCCGTTGATGACAGATCCTACAGCTGATATAAACGGTCCAAGTTGGCCTTCAAAACCGGTTGATGGACCTCTTAATCCAGTAGATAGGGAAAAAATATTCGGTCATTTTTCTTATACGCCAGCTCCAACTACAAATAATCCTGAAGGCATTACAATAATAGGAGATTGGGCAAAAAATAATATTTGTACAGTTAATATACCACAAATAAATGGAATAGCAGGATTTCCAAAATCTGGAAATGTTACAATTCACACTAAGTTATCACAACAATTTGTTAACTTATTTGAAGCTTGGCATGCCGCTGGATTAACATATCTTATTATGACTTGGGGAGGTTCATGGGCTCCAAGATTTATCAGAGGGTCTAGGACGACTCTTTCAAACCATACATGGGCTACGGCATTTGATATTAATGTTCAATGGAATCAGCTTGGAGTTCAACCTGCTTTACGTGGAGCAACTGGTTCTACAAGAGAACTTGTAGAAATTGCATATGATCATGGATTTTATTGGGGAGGATGGTTCCCAAATAGACCTGACGGAATGCATTTTGAGGCATATAAAATTCTTTGAATATAGTTAATTAAAGCCATGGCTGTAATTAACAAAGATATTTCTAGATCTAGAAAAGCATATTCATACGCTAGGCCTCGTCCTATATACAGAACCGTCGCGACAGAGGAAGATATGTCAAACATTAATGCTACAATAAACAGCATTCAATCACTTCAAAATTCTGTAAATAGTTTAAGTTCTCAACTAAACTCTGGTGACAATATCGTGTGGAATGAGATACCATCTGGCGCAATTAACGGAAGTAATGTTACTTTTGTGCTAGCTTATACACCTATTGTTTCAAAAACGATGGTGTTCGTCAACGGCGTATTGCAGGAACGCGACTCCGGCGGAGCAGATTATTATTTAAATGGTAAAACAATAACTTTCAATAATGCTCCTATATTTGCAGACAAAGTTATAGTAACCTACGCAAAAAGCGTTTGAATTACATTATCATGCTGAGTAATTCAGTTAATTCTTGATTTGACAGCGTCTGTCCTAAAACAATTTTTTCTTTTAATTCTTGTTTTCTAGCTTCGATAGAAGCTGTAACAGATTGTTGAGCCGCAATAGAATCTTGATATTCTTTTTCTGCGTTTATATGTGCTTGAGATGGTATTACTAAGTTTTGTAAATATGTTCCATCTTCATTGACAATAGCACACCATTCGCCTTTTTCGTCAAGAATGTGACATCTCTCACCGACTATGCTAGAATTCACTGCAGGAGGATTACAAGTACAAGGAAGGACGTTCATTATCATCCGACTCTCTTTCGATATAGGTGCGCTTCGGTTCCGGTAGGCCAACCGGTAGTCGTGCTAGAGTACAAGTCAATTGATGTGATATTCACTGTAACGTCTGTCCACTTACCTGCATAATTTGCTCCAATTAAAGTTCCTCCGTTGTCATATGCAACAGCGGCTTGATAAAATCTATAACTCCCTGTTGTAGCCATAATTGTACAATTGTACATAACGCTTGATGAAGTAGCGAAGCTATCTCCTAACGCCCATTTTGTGAATCCAACGACTTGATGGTAGCTTCCTCCATAAACGTGTTGAGTTGCTGACATGTTTGTTGTCAACCCGTTAGGTCTAATTTCATAGTTTGTTATAGCAGCGATGTTTCCTCTTTTGATGAACATTTTATAAATTTTATGAGTTTGTCCATCAAGATTGGAAAATGTTAACGTTTGTACAGGAGTCGTAACGTATTTACTTTCTACTAAAATTAAATCACCTAATCCTGTGCTAGATCCTGCACCAGCTGCGGCCGCTGTCGGCGTGCTTATTGTAACAGCGCCATTCGTCCCAGTCATTAATGTGACGTTATTTCCAGCAATTAAGTATGAACTTCCATCTGTCAGCTTTGTCAGAGAACCACTAAGACCTTGATTAAATCTGGTAGAACCGCTTATACTTAATCCAAGCGATCCTGCGTATAGATTAAGTGATGTATTTGTTGTAGTATTTCCTATTGTGATAGCAGATCTACCACTACCAGCACCAATATTTATTGTTTGTATGTTTGTCGCGTTGTTTCCGGCATTTCCAACGTTGATTGTATTAGAAGCTGTTGATTGACCAAGAGTAATAATTCCTGTGCCTAATGAGCTGCCAATTGTGTAATTAGTTCCAGCTGAGCCTGAAAGAACCATACCACCGTTGCCGGCTTGAATAGTTGTAGAGGAATTACCAGTTTGGCTACCTATAAACACGTTTTGTAAAGCATTACCAGTACCTAATTGAACTGCTCTAGCATATGCAGAATTGCCAATATAGATGGCGCCGGTAGTTGATTCTAGATTAATAGCACCTGAACCTCCATACAGATTTAACGATGTTGCACCATTTTGATTTCCAACCGTTACAGTTCCATCGGTTTGCCCAACAATAGAAACGTTTCCGCCTGATTGTGTTAATCCCGCTGTCGATGTTAATCCTGATGCACTTACAGCACCAGTAAAAGTTGAACCTGAAATGGTGGCAACCACTGAGTTATTAACTGACAAAGAAACGTTTCCAGAAGATCCACCACCCAATAAACCAACACCGGCTGTGATCGAAGATATTGTACTATTTCCTCCGGAAGAAGCAATAGTTACAGCTCCATTAGAACCCGTAGATAATACAATGTTGTTACCCGCCAAAAGATAAGGTGTTCCATTGGATAACTGTGTAAGAGAACCACTTAAACCTTGATTGAATTTTACGACGCCTGTGAATGTTGAACCACTGATAGTTGCTACAACTGAATCGTTAATAGACAATGTACGATTAGTAGATAAATCGCCTCCGCCTGTCAACCCCGTCCCTGCAGATATCATTGTCGCAGTTGAGGTTTTTCCTGATAGGTCAGAGATTAGATTACTAACTTGTGATTCTGGAATTTGAATAGAAGTATTGGTTACTGCAGTTACCCTACCTTGTTCATCAGTGTTAAAAACTGGAACCTGGGTAGTAGAACCGTATTGTCCTGCTGATCCTGTATTTGAAAGATATAATGTAACGACACCAGTCGATCCTCCCCCAGCCAATCCAGTTCCTGCAGTTATTGATGTGATGGCGCTAGATCCACCCCCGCCTCCTCCCGTTGAGGCGATCGTCATTGTTTGTGCAGATCCTGATGCTCCAGTAACGGTAATTGATATACCATTACCGGCAGCTATTTTTGAAGAAAGAAAATCTGGAGATGAATCACTAGTAGTTACACGAACTTTGGTAAAATCTTTTTCAAGTGAATCATCAATATCCGATGACTTGATCGTTCCATCAAGGATTTGATTGCCTTTAATTTGGGTGATTGTCACGGTTTATATGTATTAGTTTTATTTGTTAATTTGTCTTTTTGTATTTTCTTTTTCTTTCAGCTAGATCTATAGCTGCTTTCCCTACTCTAGTCGAAGGATCCTTATCTGGCCTTATTCTTTTTGGTTTTTCTTGTTCTTTACCTTCAGCAACGTTATCAAGAGAAGTTTCTGCAATTTGATCTTTTTTTGATTTTTCATCATTGATCAAATTGTTGTGATTCATCTTAAGAATTTGAAGTTTTTCTAACTCTTGTTTTGCAAAGATTAATTCGCCTTGTTTTGCAAAATAGAAATTTTCTGCTTCTTTTGAAACATTTCTCGTGTATTCTAGAATGTTGTTTAAAATAATTTCAACGATGTTGACTATGTTTTTATCAACATTTTCTTTTTCAGCGTATTTTGCAAATTCGGATTTTTGATTTTCTGCAAGCTTTCTTATCTTTTCTGAACCTTCTTTTGTTCCTGCTGCGTATGTGTCAAGTTTTTTTACATTTTCGATCATGTTATCAATAGATTTTGATCGATCCGTAATTAACTCATCTAATAAACTTGCTCTAATTGTAAGCGTTTCTGCCGTTAATTCTTTTTTATCATCATTCATAAAAACAATTCTTTATTAGGAAAGATTTCCATAGTAAAATTATTCATCATTTATCTAGAGTAAATCTTGATATATAAAGAACAAACAAATAAAAAGGCCCGGGAAAACTCCCGGGCCCCACGATCTGTTAGTCTAGATCGTTATGTTTAATTCAATTTACAATCAGCCACGTGCCACGACAACGATGACGTCATCGGCCATGAGGCTTGCTGCAAGACCTGAGTTAAACGTAACGGAAGATGTGTTGATTCCGACAAGGTCGTAACCTGGTGCCATCAACACGCCGTTGAGGAAGACGTCAACAAGCTTGTGGCTTGCTGATGCCAAGGATTGATCGACGAAGGTGAGGACGCCTGCCGAGACTGCGCTACCTGCGTATGCAACCTTGGAGAGGTTTCCACCTGCGTTTGCCGAGTTGAGGCCTGTACGAAGCTCGTTCAACATTCCGACGACGGTTGATGCTGAGAAGCCTGTTGGGACCTGAGATGCTGAAGCGAAGGACACTGCAGCATTACCAGCAGACTGGAGCTTGAGTTGTGCGGCGCTGTCAGAAGCGACGAGGAAATCAGAACCAGACTTGCTGATAGAACCGACCATGGATCCTTGTGCAGATCCGATCTTTGCTTGAGACATCCAAGCTGGGACGAGAGCGGAACCTGCAAGATCTGCTGGTGAGTCAACGGATGGATTTGCTGCCACCTTAGAGAAGATGACTTCGCCACCGCCGTTGTCTTGTCCGATGATGAGGTCGTAAGAAGATCCAGCACCCTTGCTGAGGACGATACCGGAATCGACTGATCCGTTAGATCCTGTTGCGAGGTAGATGAATGCGTCCTTAACGGCCATGTTAGAGGTCTCGATGTAGGTGAATGCTCCCTGAACGTGGAGGTTACCACCGACATAAGCATCTCCAGAAACCTTAAGGCCACCAGAGATTGAAAGGTCGGATCCATCGAACATCAACTTGGATTCATCGCTGATAGATCCATCTGCGCCGACGATGTAGAGGCGTTGTGGCATATCGCCGTCGATCTTGATGAAGCTAGAGGAGAGTCCTGCGTTGAGGTCCATGAGACCATTAACGGTAACTGCATCACTGAAAGTTGCTGCCTTAGCAACAGAAAGTGAATCGCTGAAGGAAGCTGCCTTAGCAACAGAGAGTGCATCGCTTAACGTTGCGGCTCCTGTTACTCCGAGTGTTCCGCCAACGCTTGCATTTCCTGTTACTGCTGCAGAAGCGAGTGTAGATGCACCAGCTGTGAGAGCTCCGAGAGTGGATGCTCCTGTTACGCTGAGTGTTCCACCGACGCTCTCATTTCCTGTTACCGTTGCAGAAGAGAGTGTAGATGCGCCTGCAGAGAGGGATCCGAGTGTAGATGCACCAGTTACGCTGAGTGTTCCACCGATGCTCTCATTTCCGCTGATTGCAGCAGATGAGAAGCTTGCTGATCCTGCAGAAAGGGCACCTGCGAAGGAGCCTGATCCTGCTGAAACAACGTTAGCGGCAGAAATTCCGCCGTTTGCGTTGATCTGTCCAGAAGCTGCCAATGAGCTGTTGAACGTTGCTGCGCCAGAGACTCCGAGTGTTCCACCAACGCTTGCGTTACCAGAGATGGTAGCAGAAGAGAGGGAAGATGCACCTGCGGAGAGTGCTCCACCGATTGTTGCAGAAGCTGCTGAGATTGCACCTGAGAAAGAGCCTGTTCCAACAACCGAGAGGTTGTTGATAACTGCGCCACCAGAGAGTGAAGCTGCGCCTACAACACCGAGTGTACCACCAATTGTGGTGTTACCTGAAGCTGCAACAACTTGGAACTTGCTTGTTCCAACGCTGAGGTTTCCAGAAGCTGCTAATGAGCTTCCGAATGTTGCCGCACCAGAGACTCCTAATGTTCCACCGACTGTCTCATTTCCGCTGATTGCAGCAGAAGCAGCAGAGAGTGGACCAGCGAAAGAGCCTGATGCTGCGGAGACTGCACCTGAAGCTGTGACGCTAGCTGCAGACACGGAGCTGGAGAACGTTGCGGCTCCTGTTACTCCGAGTGTTCCGCCAACAGTCTCATTTCCAGAGATTGCAGCAGAAGCAGCAGAGATGGAGCTTGCGAATGTTGCCGCACCAGTGACGCCCAATGTTCCGCCAACAGTCTCATTTCCAGAGATTGCAGCAGAAGCAGCAGAGACTGCACCTGAAGCTGCGACGCTAGCTGCAGACACGGAGCTTGCGAATGTTGCTGCCCCAGTTACCCCTAACGTTCCACCGACAGTCTCATTTCCAGAGATTGCAGAAGAAGCAGCAGAGAGTGCTCCACCGACTGTTGCATTACCAACGGAGCTGATAGCTCCTTGGAAAGCTGCATCTGAACCGGAAGCATGCATTGCACCGTAGATGTCCTTGAGGTCCTGAGAACCAGCAAGTTGTGAGGTCCATGCTGAATCACCGATGATTACCTTGACCTGTGTACGAAGTGCGTTTAAGTCGTCAGCAAGTGTACGATTCGCCTTTGCGAGATCGGCATTTGAAACGGTGTCAGAAATAGAAAGTGAACCACTGATTTGTGACTGTTGTATGCGTGTAATAGCCATTTTTTATGTCCTAAAAAAAGTTGCTTTTTTGCGTATCAAACGACACACCATGTACCGTTTTTCACGCAAGTATAAATATTCAGCTATGAATGTAAAGAACGCCGTGGCGACGCAGTAATTGTAATAATTTTGTCATAATTATTTTTTTATATTTACGTGCTCAAAAAAACGGTTAATAGCAAAAAACTTTTGAGTTATCGCACGGATCGACCATATTTTTATCTAGGAATCTAGCGTGTTAGGGGACGCACATAAATGTCAACATTTGCTTTAACAATAAATCCTACACCTTTTGGGTTCTTTGATGTAGAGACAGCATTCCAGTCTGAAGCCGATTCTATGGTTTTGTTTGTCAAGCGTAAGTTAGGTGATGATGTTCTTTCAGTCGAATTATCGAGAAAAGAAATATGGGCATGTTTCGAAGAAGCATGTTGCGAATATTCTCGTTTAATTCATGAAATGAAAATAATGTCTGATTTAACTAATGTTCTTGGTTTACCTACAGGATCAACAGACCTTACTAATAGATACGCCAAACGCACTGTAGAATATCTTTTAAGAATGGCCGAGCCATATGCTAGCGAAGCTTATGTCGGTGGATCATATGATGCTACTTTGGGATATGTTGACTTAGTGACCGGTCGACAAGATTATAGCATTTATTCAGATATAAAGGATAGCAAAACTGGAATAGGCGTTTATGAGTCGATGGCATCTGGATCTAAAGGAAAATTAAAGATTGTTGAAATCTTTCATTTTGAACCTTTGGCCGCGCAGCAGTTCTTACTCAACGCTTCAAACGTGACGAACTTTTTAGCGACTAACTTTAACTATGAGTCGTATGTTAACTCAACAGTCTTCTATGTTCTTCCGGTTTTTGAAGATGTTTTGAGAAGAGGGATGTTAGAAACGGCTTTTAGAGTTCGCAGGTCAAATTACAGTTATGAAGTAATAGGAAGCAATATAAGAATTTATCCTACTCCCGTAACTGATCTTCAATCAGGACGTCTTTATATTAAAGTAATGAAACCTCAGAATGCCTTAAATCCTACGGCATATACTGATGATTCTATCTATGGTATTTCAGGTCCTAATAATATACCTTTTGGTAACATACCATTTGCAACTATTAATCAGCCTGGCAGACAATGGATTCGTCAATATACGTTGGCTCTTTGTAAGGAACTATTAGGTTTGATTAGATCTAAATTTCAAACTATTCCTATTCCGAATGCAGATCTTCAACTGAACGGCGAAAATCTTGTTACTCAAGCTCGTGATGATAAAGAGAAGCTTATAACACAAATGAAAGAATTTTTAGCAAATCTAACGCACGCTAAACTTTTAGAAAATGATGCTTTAGCGGCTGAGAATATGCAAAAGCAATTGAAATATATCCCAATGCCTCTTGGTAAGGGTATTGTAATCGGATAATACAAAGGACAACATGGCGAGACTTTTTATTACTCAACGTGAGATTAACTTCATCTCTGATATTACAAAAGAGATTGTTAAAGATGTTGTCGGACAGAAGATTTATTATTATCCTGTTTCTGAAACAAAAACTCAATCGCACGAAGTTTATGATGAAGCGATTCAAAAGATTTTTGATAATCCGATAGTCATAGAAGCTCTAGTCAATAGTCAATTCCAGAATGAAACTAAGATAGATAAGTTTGGTATTGACACATCATTCACGCTGGAAGTATACATTCAACATCGCGATATGATAGAGAAAGGTCTTAACCCTTCTATAGGCGATTATTTTTCTTTTGGTTCAATCTTTTATGAAATTACTGAATATAAGTACATGAGGACCATTTATGGTCAAGCTGAAAACATTGATGGAGTTTCTTTAACTGGTACCAGAGTTCGTGATAGTCAATTTAAGGCTATTACAAATGGTCCCACCGACCGTAAGTATTCAGACAAAGATGCTATTCAAGAAACCTTTGTTCAGCAACGCGGCGCAACTAATAATAAGGAAGGTCCTACAGCTGATGTAAGAGATCTTGTAAGAAATGGCGTGTTAGACCCACCTCTCACTGGTCCCAGAGAAGTTTCCGACCTTGGAGATCCAGACAACGTTGGTAATGCTTTTTATGATGAGGATTGAAAATTATGCCGACTAGATTTAATTCTAAAAGTCAAGTGCAATTTGGTGTAGTCGGTATCAATGCTGATATTCATCAAGGTACAGCAGATCTAACTATTTCCCCTGTAGGTATAGAAGACGTCGACATTGCATTATTCAATTTATTTGAAAATGAAATTAAATTGCAGGTCAGCGGAAAGAATTCTGATCCTAAAAAAGTTCCTGTTATTTTCGCTGCTGGTGAAAAATGGGCTCTTTTAAAGAAAAAAAGAGCTTTAAGAGATAAAAATAATTCTTTAATACTTCCACTTGTAACGATAGCTAGAACGTCTGTTTCACAAGATTTAACAGGCGACATAACGGGCAGAGGCATTAATCAACAAACTAGCGAAATAATAATCCATAGACGTCTTGATAAGACAGATAGAAATTATCAAAATATCATCAACAGATATCTACTAAAAAATCAAAAGAACGTTGCGACCAATCCAGGACTAGAACATGTTGATGATCAACTATTGACTGATCAACCCGTGGGTAAGGACGTAAACGATCCTGTTGCGTCTGATGGAGCTTGGTTGGCGGATATTAAGAAAAACAACGTTTATGAAACGATTGTCGTACCAACTCCACAATTCTGCACAATTAACTATGAAATAACGATGTGGACGCAGTACACGCAACACATGAACCAGTTAATAGAACAAATCATATCTTCCTTTCTACCACAAGGAAACACTTGGAAGATTGATACACAAAAGGGTTATTGGTTTCTTGCCATGGTGGAAGACAACTCTTATACACCAGATGGTAGTAATCTTGATGAAATGGGACAAAGCGAAAGAATCATTAAGTATAAATTTAATGTTAATGTCAAATCGTATATTTTTGCGTCTCAATATCCCGGTGTGGGTATACCAATTAAAAGATATGTGTCTTCTCCTATTGTAAGCTTTGATGTAGCCGCAGGGGATGGTCCAAACTTGATGGAGGATTCTTCAGGCATCATAGATCCTTTCTTAGGATCATCTGATCCTACATTACCTTTATCGGCCGAAGGAAATCGTCGTTTAGATCAAAGAAGAACAGGCGTCGGCAACTATGATCCTCGAACAAACCCGTCTGAGATAGTTGATCCTGCTCTTGCTTCTAGATCTTCTCGTACTAACCTTCCTTATTATAAGAAAATTGTTTCTAAAGATCTTAATGGTAATACTGAAGTTAAATATGTAAGAATTTATAAGGTCAACCAGAAGGCTGGAGAAACCATTATTAAACCTGGGTCTGATAGCTCAAGTACAACTCCTTTGAATGCTGAAGCCTTACTTGGTGGTCTTACGTATCATATAACCAAAGACTTTTAATTCCTAAAAAATGTTTTTTGGTTTTCTTGAGATACTTATAGGAAAAGTTTGTTTTGTTGCATGAAGGAGCAGGATAATGGCTGAGCAAGTGTTTAGGTCTCCTAATTTTTTTGAGCGTGAAGTTGAACTTAAGGCGCCGGCCACATCTGGGCCTGTTGGTGTTCCAGCAGGTGTAATTGGTACGGCAAATAAAGGTCCAGCATTCGTACCTGTTACAGTAGCTAATTTTAATGAATTTACTAGCATCTTTGGAAATCTTGATCCAAAGAAGTTTGGTCCTTATGCTGTCAATGAATTTCTTAAGTCTCGCACGGCTTTAACCTACATGAGAGTTTTAGGTGCTGGTGCAAATTCAACGACAACTCAAATTTCAAACACGGTTGCAACTGGCCGCGTTACTAACGCAGGATTTAAGTTAGAAGGAACTTCTTTAGCAAGCAGCGTTGATACAAAAGGTCGCCACGCAGGAGCCGTTCAATTCCTAGTCGCAGATCATACGTTACAAACGGACGAGGCATACGGTATGCCTATGTTTACGGATAACGATTCCAGAACGCAATCAAGCAATGTGAATCTCGTCCGTGGAATGGTTATGTTAGCTTCTGGCGCAAGAATGATGGCTGTTGATGGAAATCAACAATTAGGTTCTTTCTTTGCTGGAGCAACTTCAGCAGACGACGCAGCTTTAGTTAAGTCAGGTAAATTTAAGCTTATTATTTCTTCTGCATTAGGATCAAATTTTGCATTTGATGATAAGTTGTCAGGAATAAAAGTTTACACAGCTTCTATGAACCCAAGTAATGATGATTACTTCGGTAAAGTTCTTAATAGAGATCCAGAAAAGTTTGCTCAATATCAGCATCTTCTTTACGCTGATTTTGCTGTTGATGATGAAGTTGCCACTGTTCTTAACGACGACTATGTCGCTGTGGTTTCAGGTTCTGCAAATACGAGCACCGTTTCTGGTGAGCCAACGACAGAATTCAGAAAAGCCTTCGGGGGATTCGATACACGCTTTACTGCACCAAAGACCACATATTTCATCTCCCAGCCCTTCGGTTCTACAGAATATGATTTGTTTGCACTCGAATCACTAGACGATGGTGCATATGCAAATAGCCTTTATAAGGTTTCAATTTCAAATCTTAAAGTTTCAGAAAATGAAGCTGACGAATATGGAACATTTAATGTTCAAATTCGTGGATGGAATGATACGGATATTAACCCACAAGTTTTAGAAGAGTTCGTTAATTGTTCTCTTAATCCAAGCGCTGACAATTACATCGGCAAGTTAATCGGAGATCGTAAGGTAACTTACGATTTTGATCAAGATGTCACTACAGAACGTAGAATTGTTACAAGTGGTAAATACCCCAACGTTTCTAAGTACGTTAGAGTGATCATACCATCTTCCGTCGAAGACAAGAAGGTTCCTGCACGCTCTCTTCCATTCGGTTTCAGAGGACATGAACTTCTTAAGACGAATGATGTGTTGACAGATGGACCAACTTCACATAAGAGATTAGCTGGTGTGTTCGATGTATCAGCTTCTGGAATTCTTTCCCAATCTATTCTCCCGCCAGTTCCATTCCGTTTCAAGGTAACAAAGGGAGCTATTTCAAATCCAGCTTGGGAAGGTTCACCTGGTCCTCAAGAAGCTGCATCTCCACAATTCTACTGGGGTGTCAAGTTTGAGAGAAACGACTCACCACTAAATGCAAATCTTTCAGAAGTTCCAAATCCACTTCTAGAAAGCTATACTAAGTTTTCTGGTATTAAGAAGCTTGACGTTCTTGTAACTGGTTCTGGTGCGGATCTATTAAACAATAATAAGTTCTCATTATCGAAGGTTGCATTCTCTGCAACTTCAATTGCGGCATTAACTGGTACAGTTCGTGCTCATATGAGAGAAGCAGCTTATATTAGAAACGCCAAGGTTGATCCAACAACATATACGATCAACGACCCAGTTTTAGGAAACAGAATAACATTTGCTTCACTCTTGTCAAATGGTGAATCTTACGAATTTAACAAGTATTCAAGCTTTGCTAAGTTCACAACCTTTATGCAAGGTGGTTTTGACGGCCTTAACATTCTAGATTCAGCCGCAGCAAGAATGAATGATAAAGCAACATCATTTGAAACGCCGAATGGTGCAGCTTCAACGACATACGTTTCACCTGGACTTTTAACTAACCAGGCCGGCGTAGGTGTAAATAACAACGCAGTCAATTCTTATATTACTGCAGTTGACGTGATGACAGATCCCCTTCAAGTCAACGTTAACCTCTTGGCTCTTCCAGGAATTCGCGAAGATTACATCACAAACTACACATCAAAGAAGGTTCGTGATTATGGCCTCGCAATGTATGTGATGGATCTTCCAAACTACGATGACAACAGCAATCGTATTTATGATGATTCTACAAACAGAATTAACATTGAAAATACTGCATCAACGTTTGAAAATAGAACGTTTGATAACAATTACGTCGCGACATACTTTCCCAACGTTTATATCAACGACTCTACAAACAGTCGTTATGTAAAGGTTCCTGCATCAATTGCTGCACTTGGTGCAATAGGATTTAATGATAAGAATGCTTATCCTTGGTTTGCACCAGCAGGTTTCAATCGTGCTGCTCTTGATTTCGTCAATAATGTCGAGGTCAGATTGAATGTGTCTGATCGCGATCGTCTATATGACGCACGTATAAATCCAATTGCAACTTTCCCAAGATTAGGTTTCGTAATTTACGGACAGAAGACACTTCAAATTAGAAAGTCTGCGCTCGATAGAGTTAACGTTCGTCGCCTCCTTCTTGAGGTAAAGAGACTAATCATTAATATTGCAAATAGAATTGTGTTCGAACAGAACACGCCAGCAGTTCGTAATAAGTTCGTTGCAGATTCGGTTCTTCAACTCAGCCTAATACAGGCACAAGCGGGTATCGAAGCTTACCAAGTTGTAATGAATGAAACGAATAACACACAAGAAGATGTCGATTTAAATCGTCTTAACGGCAGAATTGTTGTGGTCCCAACCAGAGCAATCGAATTTATCGCCATCGACTTTATTGTAACAAACGCGGGAGTTCAGTTCGTTTGATCCTGAAAATTCGCAATTAATTTGATACTTAATCATCAGCAAAAGCGTAGGAGCGAGATAAATGGCACAGCTCAAGTTTGGAAGCGCAGGGGTAACAACAAGAGAAATTGATCTAACAGGACCAGTTGAGGTCGGTCCTTCTGGCGTACCAGCTGGTATTATTGGTACTGCGGTTAAGGGTCCGGCATTCGTTCCTTTGACATACGGCACACTAAATGATTTCTTTGCTAAGTTTGGAAGTAGCGATGCAAAGAAATTTGGTCCTCTTGCAGTAGCAGAGTGGATGCGCCGAGCAACAGCAGTCACTTACCTTAGAGTTCTAGGCGTTGGTGACGGCAAGAAGAGAATTGCAACGGGACCAACTGCTGGTGATGTTAATGCTGCAGGATTCACCATTGGTGAAAATCAACCTTCTTCTACTGATGGATCATTATCATCTAATCCTTATGCAAACGTAGGTGGTGTTCCTGGAAGAGCCTACTTCCTTGGATGCTTCATGTCAGAATCCTTAAGATCAAACATCTTTAGTTCTGCAGGATTACAAGGCACCGGCAGCTTTAATGGTATCGTTACAGCAGCTGTCCCCCTTGTCAGAGGCGTTCTCATGGCGCCTTCAGGCGTTGTTCTTCGTCTTTCAGCTTCTGCTGCTGGATTAGATTCAAGTAAGCCTTCAGCAGGATTAAGCGGTACGGATGGTCTTGCAAAAGGTACATCATTAGGTTCTTTGGTTCTTTCTTCAAATGGAGCGTCAAAACAAGAGTTTACGCTTTTGCTCAATGGTCATAAAGGAACTGATGCTTCGTATCCAAATGTTTTAACTGCATCATTTGATATGACTGCAGCAAATTACATTAGCAAAGTTCTTAATACAGATCCTTACAAACTACAGGAAGCAGGTCATTATCTTGCAGCTCACTGGGATATACACCCCTCACTAGCAGTCGTTACGGGTGTTGGAGCTGTATCGGCAGCCCCGCGCGCAGGATCTGAGAGATCAGCATTCCTTCTAACTGGATCTTTAGGAAGAGATATGGGTTCTTCAACGGTTCCAAACTTCGAAGGTTTCCGTGATAGATTCTCTAATGCCAAGTCACCTTGGATTGTATCTCAGAAGTTCGGTGGATCCCCAGTAAATCTTTTCAAATTGCATGCCTTGGATTCAGGTGCTGGAATTTCGAATAAGGTTAAGGTGTCAATTTACAACATCGTTCCTTCAAATGATCCAACTAACAAGTACGGATCATTTAGTCTTGCACTCCGTAGTTTAACAGATACGGATATTGATCCAAAGGTTCTAGAACGTTGGGAAGGAATTAACCTAGATCCATCTTCCGATCGTTACATCGCGAAGGTCCTTGGTGATGTCAATGCATATTACGATTTTGATCGCGATGACTCAGCACAAAAGTTGGTCATTGAAGGTAATTACACATTACGTTCAAAATATGTTAGAGTCGAAGTTTCCAATGAAGTTGCCGATGGTGCTGTTGATCCAACGGCTTTGCCAATGGGATTCAGAGGCATACAACACCTTGTAACATCAGGTTCAGCCCCATTAGCTTCTCTTGGTGGAGTTGATTCTAGTTCGCTTTCTGTAGGAACTGAATTAAGAAGTATTGTTGAGCCCCCTCTTCCGTTCCGTAATCATCTAAACGATGGAACAGGACAACAAACGCAAGTCAATAATCGTTATTACTGGGGTACAAAGTTTGAGCATATCACAGATCTTAACGAACAGAATAGCTCTGTGCTACAGGATAAGTCGCTTAATAGCTTTACGAAGCATTTCCCATTACATTCAACCGTAAATCTTAATGTGATGGTTGGAAACAATACAGGCGCAGCTGATTCTGTTGCAAACGGTATCATCGATGCTGATCGCTTCTGTAACAATCTCTTTACTCTTGAAAATATAAAAATTTTAACAGGTTCAAATGGTACCGTTGCTCAGAATGATGATTGGAAGTATGCAACGTACGTTAGAAGAGGAGATATCTCTGCTAATGATTCACAAAAGACCCGCGCGGTCAATATCAGCGATCTTTCAAATTCTCAAAACCGTAAGTTCTTAAAGTTCTCATTCATCATGCAAGGTGGATTTGATGGTGTCAATATCTTCGATCAAAATGAATCTGAGATTAACAACGCTGCTGCTGTAGCAGACATGAATGACGCAAACAGAGGACGTTCTTCTGGACCAAATGTTTCTGCTTACCTCAAGGCACTAGAGGTAATGAAGAATACAACAAACGTAGACATACAACTTCTTGCGATACCAGGAATTAGAGTTCCTGTTATTACAGATGAAGCAATTAGATCTACTGAAGAAAGATTCGACGCACTCTACATTATGGACGTTGAACAAGTTGACAAGGATGGAAATCTTATTGATATAACATCAACCGTTAAGCCTTCTGTTAAAGAAACAGTTGCTCAGCACAAGGCACGTAACATCAACACATCCTTTGCAGCATCTTATTTCCCAGACGTATTAATGAGAGACCCTGTCTTGACATCTAACACGGTTGTTGTTCCTCCTTCAGTCGTTGTTATGGGTGCACTATCTCTCAATGATTCTCTAGGATATCCTTGGTTTGCCCCAGCAGGTCTCACACGTGGAGATCTTCCAACAACGCTTGAAACAAGCATTCAATTAAAGGATGCGGATCTAGATTCACTCTACGACGAAGATATCAACCCGATATATTCTCCAACAACGACGACAAGAGGTGGAACAAATCCAAAGGGAGGAGTGGTTGTTTGGGGTCAAAAGACGATGCTTCAATCAGCTTCTGCTCTTGATCGTATCAACGTCCGTCGCCTTCTCATCGATGTTCGTCGTCAGGTTCGCGAAATTGCTCAAACAATTCTATTCGAGCCAAACCGTGAAGCAACTCTCGCACGTTTCACAGCAGCTGTTACGCCACGTCTCCAGAGAATCCAGGCCCTTGCTGGTCTTGAGAGATTCCGCGTGATCATCGATTCATCCACCACAACACAGGCGGACGTCGAGAACAACACGGTTCGTGGTAAGATCTTCTTGCAACCAACTAAGACGGTCGAATTCGTCTCCTTGGACTTCGTTGTGGCCAACAACCTACAACAAGTACAGTGAGGTAAATTCGGGTAAAATACCCAATTAATTCAGGTATCGAAATATTGAATTAATTTTTAAGGGCTTCTTCGGAGGCCCTTAATTATTTTTATGGTATCAAGTGACATGACATGGTTGTATAGATTAATTGTCGACATAGTTATGTTGCGTAGAGAATCGTATTCATGGCAAAACGAGACATAGAAGGTGCTGGATTACTAGCTAGTGACTTAGGATTTGTCGGACTTCTAAGGGAAGTGCCTACTGGCATTCCTGCAGCTGTTATTGGTACAGCGCTAAAGGGACCTGCTTTCGTTCCTATCACAATTCGTACGGCTGAAAATTTAGTAACTTCTTTTGGCAACATCAATGTTTCAGGATCAATATCTGCCATACCAGACATAAAAACCTCATATGGTATGTTAGGTGCAAAAGAGTGGTTAGATAACGCAAAAGCTTTAACTTATGTTAGAGTCTTAGGCATCGGCGACGGCAAAAAGCGTGTCGATTCTGGAACGACAACAGGTGACGTAACGAACGCTGGATTTACCGTCGGTGAAAATCAACCTGATTATGTCAATTCTTCTGGATCTTTGAATGCAAATCCTTATGCTAATTTTGGTGGAATACCTGGACGGACATACTTCTTAGGATGTTTTATGTCTGAGTCTGCAGGATCGACTATTTTTAGCTCAGCTAAAGTGCAAGGCACAGGTAGCGTTAATAACATAGTTAGTTCTGCAGTTCCTATTATAAGAGGAATTTTAATGGCA